GGTGGATACTTGAACATTAGATTACGAAATTCAGGAGGACTAATTAGCACTCTTACTTATGACACTCAAACATTAGAAAATTATTCGGGAAGCGTGGTTGCTAGTGGTTCTCTAAATCAAAGCGCATGGATAAACCTCGCTTACAACTACAACCTAGGCTTCCAATCATTTTTCAATGCCGACATTACTTTTGCCACAGTTGCCCAGCCAACAGGGCTAAACGGAACAGGAATGACCAAGCGCACAGGTGGTGGTGGAAACTACATGTATGTCCAATGGAACACAAACATGGAAAACACAGCGACCATCGCAACAGGACTCAACATTTACCCTGACGGTGGCGCAATGACAGGCTCCTACAAGATTTACGGATACAGGAACTAAATAATGACAACACCAAAACAAACCGTCCACGACTGGTCAAGTGGCTCGCTAGTCATAAGTGAGACAGACACAGAAGAAGCACCCGAAACCATTCCACAAACACCAAGCACCGATGAAACGCCTAGCCCTGATTAGCCTGCTCGCCATCACCCTCACAGCCTGTGCAGACCGTACAAGAGTGAACTGCGAACGCATCAAAAACAAAGCCCCCGAAACCATAGGGACACAAACACAAATAGGAGGTGGACGCTGTGCCTAAAGAAAGAATGACAAACGAAGAAATCAAAGCACGCATAATCCTGTTCGTTGCAGCTGGACTTACGCTCTCATTCGTCATGGCCATTGCATCACTGATCTACGGCCTGCTGTTCGTCACTCAACCACTCGACCAAGCACCAAACGATGCCGAAGCATGGGCAGTCCTCTCACCCATGCTCATGACCCTCGCCGGTGGCCTCATCGGTGTACTCGCAGGCAACGGCCTCAAAGACAAACCGAAAGACCCCCCAAATGCCCCGTAAGTACCCCTACTACCCAGTGACCACACCAGGCACAGGCAAACTCGCAGGAACAGAAAAGTTCGTTGACCTATGCAAACGGCGCTGGGGTTTCACCAATCTGGGCACGTTTGTTGTTCGCAACATCCGTGGAGGCAAAACCCTTTCCGTGCATTCACTTGGCGTCGCTGGCGACATTGGCTATCCCAAGACCAGAGCAGGCAGGGCACAGGCTAAAGAAGCGTGGGATTGGCTTATTGAGCACTCAGAAGCCCTAGGACTGTGCGAACTGCACGACTACGCATTTGGGGACTACGGCCGTGGCTATCGCTGTTCTAGAGGCGAAGGGCAAAAAGGCGTCAAAATCTTTACAGCAACCGACAACGCAGGTTCAATAGGGGGCGCATGGCTTCACTTTGAACTTGAAATGGACTTGGCAAAAGACGCTAAAGCGCTCGAAGCAGCATGGCGAGCGTTGCCAAAACCCAACTCAGACAAGGCATAGCCAACTCTGACAGGCTCTAGGCGTGGCGTGTTTCCCTCCTACGCCTAGGGTCGCATTCGCCACCTAGCCACATAAATGGGTCATACTTGACACAACCCAAATCTGATAGTTCAGGCCATAGGCCACCCGGCACCATCGGGGAACTTGGGGATTGCCAAACAAAGATTCTGCAGGTTGACAAAATTCATTATGGCGTTCACGCTATTCATCGCCCTACTCGCTCCAGCACCAGCAGCTGCAAAAGAACCATGGAACCACCCCATGCCTAAATCGTGGTACATCGACCTTGCCCGATGCGAAACAGGCAACAACACACAACATCGCACACGATCGTATGTTTCGGCGTTTGGTATCTACAGGCAAACGTGGAACAACTGGGCGCACACTTCAGACCGTAAAGCGCACCTGCTCACTTTTGCTCAACAAGCAAGAGTTGTAGATCGGATTGCCTACAAAGGCCACACCGAGAACGGTCGCTACCGATACCCGGTCGGGCTGTACGGCTGGGGGGCAATAAAGAACAACTGCAACGGTCTGAACGATCAACTTTGCAAATCCAACCACCCATCTGTTATAAAAATACGGCGCTGCAAATAGCGCATCGAGTCAGTGAGGGAAACAATGACACATTCAGAAGCACTACAAATCTTGGGTCACTTGGCCGTCAAGTTAGAAATGCAAATGCGTTTCGAAGAACGTCAAGCCGTCGAGTATGCAATTGGCAAACTGTCAGTCGCCAAAAAGGACGACCCGAACGCACTAGCACAAATGATTCTGGACGCTGCAAAGCAAGCATCAGACCTACACGCAAAAGGTCTCATCTGATGGCCGTCAACTATCACCATGAAGACTGCTATCTAGGCAAAGAAAAGCCCGGCTTCCCTACTAGGGATTGTCGCCAGTGTGAACTGCTAGACAACATCACAGCCTGCAAAGAAACAGTTGCCAAACTGGAACACGCAGCGCAAGGCATGATGAAAACAATTAGAGAACTTGAAAAAGAATGTGACCGACTAGAAAGGCTTTACTCCAATGGCGTTCAATCTTGAAGACTACGAACCAGTAAGTAGCAGAATAAACAAGTTCTACACAGCGCACCCAGATGGGCGCATCATTACAGAACTGGTGCACTACTTAGCAGATGTGGCCGTGTTCAAAGCCGAAATCTACATCGGTGACGTACTTGTGGCAACAGGCTGGGAAGAAGAAGTGCGCAACTCAAACCACATCAACAAGGCGTCTCATTTGGCTAACGCAGAAACAGGATCTGTGGGTCGAGGATTAGCCAACTACAACCTTGCAGGCACAGACCCTTCTAAGCGTCCTAGCCGTGAAGAGATGGCGAAGGTGCAGCGAGTAACTACGACCAGCGCCGAGGGTGTCACCACGGAGCGCCCAGCGAACGCACCAAGCGACAAACAGGTGTGGCTTTACAAGAAGTTGTTGAAAGAGGCAGGCAAGTTGCCCCCACTTGACCTGCCAAGCATGGACAAGTTCCAAGTATCAAAAGCCATTGAAGCACTCAAAAACAATGAGCCTGAAGAAATCCCATTGCCTGAAGAGGAGCCGTTCTGATGGACAACTCACGCAAAGCATTTGTAAACAAAACAGCAATGCACTTTCGAAGTCAGACCGATAGAGGTTTGGGTGTTCAGCAATTGCATGACCGGCTCGCAAGTCTGCAGTTTGGTGACAACAACTACCTTTCAAAAAATGACATTGCAGCCATTGTGAACTATTGCTATTACCCAGGTGACACAGACGTGTTACGCAACATCATGAAAGGCTCAATCTGATGACTGACAACGGAACTTTGCGTGATCACCTAGCAGACGTCATCAACGAACGCAATGAACTACTTCGAAAGGTAGAAACAATGCAGGCACGCATTGACGAACTTAGCAGGCAACTTGCAGCACTGTGGAAAGTTGACAATGACTGACTTTCTCTCTTTGGTCATCATGGTGTTCGCCGTGTTCATGACTGGACTTCTACTTGGTCAGGCAGGAAAGAAATGATGCCCTACGGCCTCAACGGACAATGGCACTACCCAGACTGCACAGCCAAACTGAACAGCGACCCCGAATGTGACTGTGTAAGCAACATGCTTACGCAGCTCAACATTCTGTCTGAGGAATGCAAAAGGCTTGCGCAAATCAACCGAACCCTAGAAAGCCAGTTGCGCCGTGCCTCCAATGGGTGACGCCTCTGAACGCTTGTTCCAAGACAAGGTCGAGCAGATAGCCAAGATGAACGGCTGGCTCATTTTCCACGCCTCCCCACATCAAGTAAGACCCGGTGTCTTTAGGTCAGACGGCAAAGGATTCCCCGACCTTTGCATGGTGCACAGGACTAGAGGTTTCATCATGGCCGAACTCAAATCCACCACTGGACGCCTCTCACATGATCAAATGATGTGGGGCGAGGCTCTACTGGCGTCAGGCATAGAACATTATGTGTGGCGACCAAACCAGTTAGACCTCATCGCAGCACGACTAGGGAGGGAAGCCCAATGAGTAACAAACCGTTCTGCCCAGAGCAGTATGACGCCGATGACAACTGTAAACATGACGTAATCAGATTCTTAGAAGCCCAAACATGGGCACGCTTCGACCTTGTAGTGAACAGAGACCAGTACGGCATAGACCTAGTAGGAGAGTGCAACGGCTACCAATGTGGGGTTGAAGTAGAAGTAAAACACTCATGGTCTGGGCAACACTTCCCCTTCGACAATGTGCACATCGCAGCACGCAAAGTCAAGTTCATCGAATGCAAACCGTATGTGTTCTATGTGATCGTGAACGCTGAACGCACCCAAGCGCTAATTGTGACCCCTGAAAGCCTTGACAACATCATGTTGGTCAAGAAGCCCACGGTGCATACAACATCTGAATGGTTTATGCAAGTACCACTAGACGATTGTGACCAGTACCAACTATGAGCGCCAAATGGCTATGGGTTTACTACGGCTCGCTACTCGTGTGCGCTATTGTCGCACTCAGGTGGTTCTGGAAAGACTAACCAAGAACCCAAAATTGAGAGAACCACGGCCACATACGGAATTGCACTGTGTTGGCATAACACTCGGGAACGAGGGTAGAGCAGTGCGCCTAACCACCTGAGATGACTTGACCTGAAGGGCTGTTAGGAGAAGCCACTGTGCAGAGTACGAACTACATAAACGCGAATGGCTGACCGTCCTAAACAAACCACCTGCCACAGTTACAAACTGAAAGTGGGGGCTGGCACAAACCACAAGACCCGATGTAGCAATGGGAGCAACCGAGCTTGCGAGGGCGGTAGTAACAT